AATATCGTCCATTTAAGTGCGGTATCACCATGAACCATCATTCTAGCTTCAGGAGCTTTATTGCCCTCTGGTATCTTGAATTTATTATCTTTTTTGCAACCACATCCCATAATTCCTGTTTTTATTTAATATACCACTTAATCACTTAAAATAAAGGTATTAATTGGTTTTAACCCTCACGCGAATATCAATGTTTGGTTTTTTAATTTCAAACATACTAATTGGGTCACCCATTAATGCGTAATTAGGTTCAAGGTCAATCTCACCAGTATTGTCATCCAACAACGGTTGGGATATCTCATTCAATGAATAATCACCACCCACTTTATTAAACACCTTTAACTCCATTACGTTCAAAACCCCACCAACATTGTTGATGTTTTCAATTAGTTGGCTCATATAAATGTTCTGACCCATATCCCAATTATCAATGTCGAAATAGTCTTTTATAGCTTTAATAGCTGATGCAGTGATTTGGGCGCTTCGGAATTCCTTGTCAATATATAGCCCAAGTTCAAACGCTAGGTTAATTACCTTACCGTTAGTCACCTCGACATAATCATTCATCATCCTATAATCACTAAGGTATCTTGCGATGTTATCTCTAAGTGTACTTGTAGATTGGTTGGTTAGCGTACCATCAGTACCCAATGACAATATGTATACGCTTATTTTATTTTGATTCTCCATAACCCCAACTCTGAATGGTACACCGAATTCACCATCCATCAACGCAATACGTGATTGATAATCCTTAATGGTAACGCAACGCTCTTGTGCTGAGAAGTTATATCTAACCAGATTTCTTATTTCTTCAACTGAAGGTTCTTCCTTACCACCTGTTGCTGGCAATGGGTTATTAACTGTTAATGAACCTCTAACTGCTTGGTTTATAGCATTATCAGCGCCATTAACCGACATATTAATGTTGTTAACTGTAGTTATAACGTTAGGACCTATATTTGTAGCTGCTCCACCACCAACTCTATAACTTACAAACATTGTTGTACTTGGACTTGGTGTAACACCCATACTCATGTTATTAATGAAGTCACCAATTCTACCCACCAATGACGCATCCACGTCAAAATCACATAGTGAACCAATATCTTGTGAGCCACCACCGAATATTAATTTAGTAAAACCTTTGTCAGTATATTCTCGAATAAACCTTCTATCCACTCTGACCCACCTTCCAACTTCAACAGAATTGTTGTCGCTAGCTAATGTATTGTCAGGGATGAAAACTTTATCTTCAGCCAATGCTCCCATTTCGAACCACCTCAAATCTTTGTTCAGATATTGGTCTATGGTAGGTGTTGTGGTAAAATTGGTTCCTTCAAGCGTTACAATGGAGTTTATTGAAATAACGTCTGTGTCGGGTAATACCAATTCGAAGAAGGGTACGACATCAGATTCAGACATGACTCTCTTAAATGTCTTCGTTACACCGTTAATGACCATTTCTCGTTTGGTTACGGTGTAGTTAATTAGGTTATTAGAGCCATCGAAGTTCGGTATCAATATTCTATTAGGTATACCACCTGCGGCAAAAGGTGATGAGAAGTCAATATCGGCTAATGTTTCAAATACCTTTCCAGCACCTGATACTTGCGCACCTTCTCTAATTAATGGTGCATAGGATATATCCCATGAATCACCCAATACTGGTACCGTGACACTAAAATCTACTATAGTTACAGATGGTCTTTTACCTGGAATCTTTAACCCAAATGTTCTAGCCATCGACAATACACTGGAACGTTCCTGTGCGTAGTTGATTTGCGTTTCTTGGAACATTCTATCTGTATGGTAAGATAACATATCACCAGTTGCAGCATTTAGTTCCAGAAGCATCATACCGACAGATGCGTCATTGAAGTCATTGAAGATGTCTGGGTAATATTGTCTAACATATGCAACCAGTTCGGTTCTGATGTCAGCAAAGTTTCTTGCGAAATAGGGTATTTTTCTTGCCATAGTTTTTTCCTTCTTAGTAATAAATATGAATTAACACATTATTTGAAAAAACTAAATAGATAGAATACAAAAAAAGGTGGGCAATGCCCACCTTTTACTTAAATATATTACTGTATTGCTTACAGGAAAGTTACCTCACAATTATTTCCACTGCAAGCCACTGCTGAGAACTTATTAACCTCAACGTACTCTGGCTTAATCTTACTCAATATTGGTGCGACATCCAAATTACCTATTGACCTGTTAGTTTTCATCCATTTATGCGCTAAGTGAACATCTTTCATACAGAACGTTAAAGTACGTACATCATCAAAATGTTTCTTACCGAATTTCTTGGCTTTGCTTATCCAGTCTTTCTTCAATAGAACTGATTGTCTAGTACCTTCAATTGGTAGCTCGGAGTTTACTAGGTAGTCACACGCTTTCCACAGGTTGTTATCGAAAAGGTGAAGTGCATCTACTATCATACCAGAAACAAACATAGAAGCGTGACCGTATTTCGCTATAACCTCATCTACCTCTAATACTTCAGTAAATGGCGCTTGGTTGTATACTTTATCACCAACATGCGGTAGTAAACTGATACCTGAGAACCACTTTCGGTTATCCCAAATATATTCTCTAACGGCATCCCAATCATCAACAGTAATGGTGTTAGATACGTTGTGTCTAACATCTGGAATCAAACATAACTCTACATTAGTTCCATTCTCTACCCAATGTTGTTGTACCAACTTGACGTACTCCAACTGCTTAATACCTAATAGGTCTTCTTTAAGCATAGTTTTCTTATCAGCCTTTATTGGTACAAAAAGTGCGTAATCAGCATTAGTTGACGACCATACTGAGTCCTCTATAAGGTCTGGGTATTTATTCACCAAAAATTGAGCGATTTCCTCTTCTTTATTAATTTGCATGATACGGAAGAAGTTCTTAGAGTGTTCACCATGGATTCCAGATGTTGTTTCCAACAATACTGAAGCGTTACCACTTGGCTTAACACAGGTGGTTCTTGCTGCTTGGTTGATACCAATCATCTCAGATACAATCTTATTGACTTGCTTGATGAGTTCAGCGCCTTGCTTTAGAATTTCTGGGTCGAACAATATCTTAGTGTTATTCATGAATCCAGTAATTGAGCAACCGATTAAAGCTTCTCTATCACATATCTCCTTACTTTCTGGTGTCAGGTATCTAAAGTCTGTATAAGACGCTTGTAACGTACCAATAAATGCTGAAGCTACGCATGCTTCATAGAATGTTTCAGCATCACTACATTGACCGCCATTGATTTCAGTTAGGTTACATACCTGCCACCCACTTCTACCATCTTCAGTTCTTGGAACCATCCCTATTTCAACACATGGATTGTACACAACTTCAGATGATTCTGAGAACACAAATCCTGGTTCTCCAAACTCTTTGGTCTTAGTGAAAATCTCATCAAAGTTAAGTTTACTGATTTCATCTTTAATCATAACAACAGAGTTGTTTGACCTAGCTCTCTGTGGATTATCCATAAACCAGTTACCAGTCTTAGCATTCATCATCTCATCATCATCATGACTGAATAACGCAATCGTTGCAGAACGTCTAACACCACCACTAAGTACTGCATCAGAACAGTGCATTAAAATATCGTAAGCAACGATAGGTGACATTTTAGCCGATTCAGGTGTAACAACACTCTCCATCAGTTTTTCAACTCTCTCAAGTGATTGTTTTAAACCATCAGGTCCTGGTGCTTTGAAACCACCACTGATTAATGAACCCTTCGGTCTGATTTTAGAATAGTCGAAGTGAACTACACAATTCTTATATTCTGGAAATGTATTATCTTCATCAAAATAAGAAGACATTAAAACACCAACTGCATCAGCCCAACCTTCAATTGAATCTTCTATAACATAAGTTTCAGTACCATTGGTACGCTTTGATACTGTTGGCATTCGCTCAACGTGTTCTTTCATGAATGACATACCAACACCACATCCACATAGTAACATGTACATAGCTTCTTGGAATACCCTCATTCTATCACAGTAAGATACTGTACAGTTGTACATCTTAGCGTTGTGTTTCATAATAGGTTTCCCACTGAATTGTAATGAACGTTGGGATGCTAACACTAATTTATTTTTGTAAGCCTTTTCAGCTTTATCGAAAAGAGCAAGGAATTCCTTATTTTTAAATGCGTTTTCGAATTTGGGATTGTTGCGGTGCATATCCATCACCGTCACTGTTTTCTCTTCCCAAGTCTGTTTTCTATCTGCGACATCATCATACTTAGAATAGTCGTTATAGAACTTAATATCGGACAAAATTTTTGAACCTCTCATTTTTTTAATTTTAATTTTTAAGCAAATATTATTATCATTAATGTGGTATATGCTTATTGCTCACATTATCAAAAACTGCGTATTTTATTACGCTATTACAGGTTGATTATCACAAAGTCTTCCTCCACGAATACATCGTCACTTATACTGTAATCTATTCGGATAGACGCTTTATGCTCATTGTTTGTATCTTGGTCAACGATGATTTCTTTGACTATAAGATTAGGAATGTACCTTTTTACAGTGGCTTTAATATCAGTTTTTATCTCTGAAAATGTTTTAGCATCACTAGGTTCAAATATATACTTCAATAAGTCAGTACCAAAATCGGGCATATATAGTCGTTGTCCCTTTTGTGTTAGAATTAAGTGCATTAAGTCAGCTTTTATTGCCCCCGAATCTGTATCGTTCAGGTCTAATAGAAACCCCTTATTACTGTCCTTAAACGGATAATTTATATTGATGTATTTACCTTGTGCCACTTTTGCGAATATCTTTATGATAAATATATGTGAGTCCTATAAACAACACATTTATTCACCAGTTAAAGTGTTATCATCCTCACTATCAACGACTTCTTCAACAACTTTTTTTTCGGCTGCTTCTCTTTCCTTCCTTTCCTCATCTTCCTTACGCCTTTGTTTAGCCATTTCCATAATAGAACTCATACGTTCTTGAGTTTTAATAACTTGATTCGCATTACTCTTCATAAATGACTCACCAGTATTATTTTCGGTAATATCAATTTGAATTGTAGAGTTGTCGAATTTAATGTCATGATATATGACACCATCTTGACCGAACCTAGACTTTAGAATCGCAATTGTGGCTAGACCAGCCTCTTTTTGGTTCAATGTCTTAGCAACGCTCACAATAAAGTGACCAATCATACCCTTCTTAATAGAACCAGCCATTTGGTCAGCTTCTACAACCTCAGCACCAATAGAACTTCTATTACCTTGAGTTGCTGTCCACCCTGCTATGTCAAAGTCAGATAGTAACGTTTCAAACTCACGCATAACATTACCCTCACCAACGTTTGCATCACTCACTGCGTAACTTGGTTGTACACAATCTATGTAATCCAATAGTAAAATGTCAGGTCTGAAACCTTGCGAAATCTTACGCTTAACGTATTGACGTATTTTTACCATAGTGGTACCAGCGCTTGGGAATTTCTTCATGATAATCTTACCACCATTTACACGTTGGTATTCAATCTCGTCATCCAATCTAGGTCTGTGTTCTGGTAGAACCAAATCATTAAGTGGTATTCCAGTCCAACATGATAAGTGCTTACGTTGTATAACCTTCTCGTTATCTTCGAAGAATATTTGAAGAACATTGCAATCATATCTCTTAGCACTGTTAGCCAATTTAGTGATGAAGGTTGTCTTACCAACGCCAAACGGAGCCAGTATAAGCGCTAACTCACCTCTGGAGAGTCCACCATCCATTATATCATCTAAACCGTCTATACCAGTCGGTATGGGCTTCCTGTAGTCTTCTGACAGTACATCTGCTAACCCTTCTAGCACATCTCTATCCCCATCAGTCATATCACCAGCTTCCAAAGCCTTACGCATAATGTCAGCACATTTTTCATAATCGTTGATGTCACCTTTATCAATAATCTTCTCACATAGTCTAAGAGCCTTATTTAATTCTTGTTGTTTACAGAACTGCATTGCAGTATCCTGTACGTATTTACAATCATTTTCTTCAGCATTAGCGACCCTATCTATTTGACCAGTAAGGAACTTTTTCTTAACCTCATTCTCCACGTCACCAACCACACGCATTTTAAGACTATCTATGTCAGGTATAACCTCATACTTTTCATAGGCATTCTTTATAGTTGCGGCTATCACCCTAAGTGATTCATCTTCGAAATAATTAGGGTTGACCATTTCAATAATCCTCTCTGCGAATTTCCTATCCACTAGGAATTGTCTTATCAATCGTTGTTGGAAATGTAATCCAAGGTATTCGAATCCAGCGTTTTCTTTATTCTTCATTTGTTTAAATAGGTTTAGTAGTAGTTATTATTTCTGTTATTTACGCTGATAGGTGATATGCCACCTCAGTGTAAATGTCAGGAATAATATCTCGGATACTAATATTGTATCTAACCTTTGGTGGGAAGAAGTTAC